GTTCTGATCGAGACGATCCTCGCCGCTTTCCAGATGGATGAGATTCTCTACGAGCTGCGCAATCATTCGTCAGGCCTCAACTGCGGCCGTTGGGATTACATTTTCAGCTACATCAAGAAATTCTGCGTGCGCGACGATTTCCTCGCGCCCGATCGCGCGCAAATAACCATGGACCGCGGCTTCCTGAACGCGTACGTGCAGTTGCTCATCAAGACCTGCCACCGCCGCGGCATTCACGCCATGGGCGGCATGGCGGCACAGATCCCGATCAAGAACGATCCGGTGGCGAATGAGGCGGCGCTCGAAAAAGTGCGGCTGGACAAGCTGCGCGAGGTGAAGGCCGGCCATGACGGCACCTGGGTGGCGCATCCGGGCCTGGTCCCCGTGGCCAAGGCGGTCTTCGACGAATACATGAAGACACCGAATCAGATCCACGTAAAACGCGACGACGTCAAGGTCACCGCGAAGGATCTGCTCGAGCCGCCGCAGGGCGACATCACCGAGGCGGGCCTGCGGCTGAATATCAACGTTGGCCTGCAATATCTGGAAGCGTGGCTGCGCGGTAATGGCTGTGTGCCTATTAACAACCTGATGGAAGACGCGGCGACCGCAGAGATCTCCCGCGCGCAGGTCTGGCAGTGGGTGCGGCATGGAGCCAAGCTCAGTGACGGACGTACGATCACGGCGGACCTCGTCACGAAAACGCTGCACGAAGAAATGGAAAAGCTCAAAGCCTCGCTGGGCGCGAAGCGTTTCGACGACGGCAAGTTCGCCCTGGCAGGCGAGTTGTTCCAGAAAATGATGACCAACTCCACCTTCGATGAGTTTCTGACGTTGAAGGCCTACGAATACGTCTAGCGCTTCGGCTGGATCACAGCGGCCATATTCATTTTTCATTCCTTTTTTTCAATCACTTGACGTGTATTAGGAGAATTGCCGCCAAAACGCGGTGGTAGTTTTAGATCAGAAACAAGCTGAACGGCGCATCTGAGGGAGCCTTCCGAAATTCGGAAGGCTTTTTCGTTTTTAGGAGACCCATGTCCACGGAGAAGAAAAGCGCTGGGGGAAAAGGAAAGCGAGGCAAAACGGAGACCGTTTCGGAGAAGATACCGCTCGGTAAGGCGGAGTCGGTGAAGAAGGCGATTGAACTCTTCGAGAAGCTGCTGGCGGAGGGTGGCGTGAAGCCGACTGTAGCAGAGTACATGCGGCTGCTGGAGCTTCAAAGGGAAATCGATAGGGACGAGCTAAGGGAAATCAAGGTCACATGGGTCGAGACAGCCGAGATGGAACAGTCTTCCGGGAAATAGAGTACAACGCGCTACCGTCCCAGAAGGCCTTTCATCAGTTGACGGCGCGTTTCAAGGGATTCTCGGGACCGATCGGGTCGGGCAAGAGCCAGGCGCTGTGTCATGAGGCGATCCGGCTGACGTATCTGAATCCGGGGCGCTCGGGGCTGATCGGAGCGCCGACGTATCCGATGCTGCGGGACGCGACGCAGCAGTCGTTGTTCGATATTTTGAACACCAACCGGATTCCGTACGAGTACGGCAAGTCGGAAAACGTTCTGCTGATGAAGGATAGCGGGTCGAAGATCCTATTCCGGCCGCTGGATGATTTCGAAAAGCTGAGAGGAACCAACCTAGCGTGGTTTGGGGTGGACGAGCTGACTTACGTCCCGGAGGCGGCGTGGCTGAGGTTGGAGGGGCGGCTGCGGGATCCGAGGGCGAAACGGCTTTGCGGCTTCGGGGTTTGGACGCCGAAGGGGTATGACTGGGTATATCAACGGTTTATTGCGGAGCCGAGGAAGGGCTACGAAGTGATCCGCGCGGAACCGAACGAGAACCGGTTTCTGCTCGACCAGGTTCCGGATTTTTACGATCGGCTGAAGGGCAGCTACGACGAGAATTTCTATCAGCAGGAGGCGCTGGGGCAGTATCTGCACATGCGCGGAGGGCTGGTGTATCACACGTTCGACAGGAAGGACCATGTGGGGGACCTTCCGACTGATCCGAACCTCCCACTGCTTTGGGCGCTTGACTTTAATGTCAATCCAATGAGCTCAGTGGTGGCGCAGGTATGGCGAGGGCAGGTCAGAGTGCTGCGAGAGATCGTGCTGCGACACGCGACGACGGAGGAAGCTTGCGCGGCGTTCCACGAGAAGTTCGGGCGGCACGCGGCCGGGATCGTGGTGTACGGAGACGCATCGGGAAATAGCGCCCAAACCACGGGGAACACGGATTATCAGATCATCCGCGAGTACCTGCGAACGAACAGCAGTACCCCAGTGGAGTTTCGCGTACCGAGGGCAAATCCGCTGGTGCGAGAACGGGTGAATGTGATGAATGCCAAACTACGGCCGGCATCGGGAGAGATCCAGTTATTCGTGGACCGGCGATGCACTGAATTGATCAAGGACTTCGAGCAGGTCGCCTATAAGGAAGACAGCACCGTGATCGATAAAGAGCGGGATCGAATGAGAACGCATCTGTCGGACGCGCTGGGGTACCTGGTTTGGCAGGAGTGCCGGCCGCTTCCAAGGGCCGGAGAGAGAGCGCAGCGGCTGCTCTAAAGGATGAGGCATGGACAACATCAATCGGGAACATCCGGAGTATGTACTGAAGCGGGCGATGTGGCGGAAGTACCGGACGCTTTATTCGGGCGGCGAGCACATGCGGGAGCACGCTTACGAATACCTGGTACGAAGAAATAAAGAGCCGAACGATGTTTACCAGGAGCGGTTGTGCCGGGTGTTCTACGAGAACTACATCGGGTCGATCATCGACTGGTATGCGGCTACGCTTTTACGGCGGGAACCGACGCTGACCTTTCAGGGGACGAACGAAGCGGGCATTCAGTTCTACAACGAGTTCGCCGAGGACTGCGATTTGAAGGGCACGACGCTGGCGGAATTTTTCCGGCAGCAATTGGTCAACACGCTGGTCTACGGACGGACTTATATCGCGCTCGACTTTCCACGGTTCTCCCAGCCGGCGACAAATCGAGCCGAAGAAGACGCCGCGGGGATGTCTCGGGCTTTCCTGGTGGAGTATACGCCGGACGAGGTAATCAACTGGAGCCACGACGGGGATGGCAATCTCGCGTGGATCGTGATGCGGACGTCGTGTCTGCGGCAGGACAAGGTCACCGACTCCAGTTGGAAGCGGGAGACGCGGTGGATTCACTACGATCGCGAAACGTTCCGCATCTACAGCCGGATCGAAGGCGGCGAGGCGCAGGGAGCGATTCAGTTGATCGATGAAGGAAGGCATGCGCTGGCCGGCCAGAATCGCGTGCCTGTATTCGAGGTCAAGGTTACGGAAGGGCTCTGGCTGATGAATAAGGCGGCGCTGCTGCAGCTCGAACACTTCAATAAGTCGAACGCGTTGTCGTGGGCGCTGACGATGGGGTTGTTCGCGATGCCAGTGGTCTATTCGGACCGGGAGTGGAATCAGATTGTCGGCGACTCCTATTACATCCAGCTCGGGCCGGATGACAAGTTCGGGTGGACGGAGCCGGCCGGACACGTTTTCCAGATCGCCGCGGACAACCTGGAGCGGCTCAAGGACGAGATCTACCGGGTTTGCTACATGATGACGCAGGCGACGGGGAATCAGGCTGCCCACGTGAGGCAATCGGGCGTCAGCAAGCAGCGGGATTTCGCCATCACCCAAGAGGTTCTGCGGGCTTACGGCGACGCGGTGAAGGAAACGATCAAGCAGGCGATGCGAGCGATCGAGAGCGCGAGGCAGGACGGGCTGACGATCGACGTGACGGGGCTAGACGAGTTCGATATCGAAGATTTCGGCGGCGAGCTGGACGATGCGAAGAAGCTGCTCGAGCTGGGAATCGGCTCCGAGACGCTGAAGAAGCAGCTCTTCAAGAAGCTCGCATTGAAATATTTCTGCGACGCACGGCAGGAGATCAAGACACAGATCGCCGCCGAGATCGATTCCTCCTTTGAACGCGGGACGGAGTAGTGAGGGGAGCTATGGACGAATCAAACAACGACAAGACCGAGGGGCAAGGGCCGGCGGCGACAGACGTAGCCTCGATTGTGCGACAGGCGATCGAGGAGTTCACGCAGAAAGAGAAAACCAAAAACGAGCCGGCGTACAAGGCCGAATTACAGGAAGAGCGCCGGCGCAGGGAGCAGCTCGAGCGACGACTGAACGAGCTGGTCGAGGAAAACAGGAAGAGCAAACAAATCGCCGAGGAGGCGCAGACGAGCTCGGCCATTCGTGCGGAATTGCAGCGGCTCGGCGTGAGCAAAGTCGAACTGGCTTTCAAAGCTGTGCGCGACGACATCGTGCGCGGCGAAGATGGGCGGCTGATAGCGCGGGGCGAGAATGGCGAGACTACCGCGAAAGACTATCTTGCCAATTTCGTGGCGGCAAATCCGGAGTTTTTGCCAGCGCGGATTTCGGGTGGCTCAGGAGTTATTTCCAGCCAAAAGACGCCGGCGGGTGGAACCGGGAGTATGGATCTGGACCGGATCAAACCGGGGATGAGCCGGGAAGAGATGGAAAGGGCCCGGCAGGAGATTCTTCGTCTTGCATCGCAGCCGAAGACAGGGATGTAGCATGCCGCCGAGACGGGCGGGGATGGGCAGGGATGCCTAAATCAGAAAGTCAGGAGAAGAAATGCCAGCAATTACATCAGCGAACTTAGCGAACGCGATTGTGAAACTGGTGGCGGCCGATGCTTTGCCCGCCCTGGTGGGGAACCTCGTTATGGGGAACCTGGTCAATCGGGACTATGAGCCGGTCCTGGCGCAAGCCGGAGACACGGTGAATATTCCGATTGCGCCGACGCTAGTCGCCAACAATATCGCAGAAGGCGGCTTTGTGCAGTCGCAGAATCCGAATGTGGGCAATGCGCAGATCGTGCTGAACACGCACGTGGAAGCGACCTTCCAGATTCCGGATGTGACGAAAGTGCTTGCCGTTCCCGATCTGCTGCAGCTTTACATGCAGCCAGCGGTGGTGGCGATCTCACAGAGGATCGAAACCGACCTGCTGGGACTGTATGCTTCGTTTACGGCGAACACGCCGGTCGGAACGGCGGGCAGCCCGCTGACCGAGGCGGCGGTGGATGCGGCGGAGACGGAAATGTTCCAGGCGATGGTTCCTCAGTCCGAGCCGAAGTACCTGGTAGTGGATTCCAACACGTATTCCGCGCTGCGCCAGATCGACCGTTTCAGCGAATTCCAGACGGCGGGCGAGGCGGGACTTCGCGCGCTGATCGATGGGAGCATCGGCAAGCTCAAGGACTTCTTCGTTTTCCGGTCCCAGTTCATTTCGAAGACGGGCAGCTCGCCGGTGACGACACACAACCTGGCCTTCGCGAAGGATGCGATCGGTCTGGTCATCCGGCGGCTGCCGCAGCCGCTGCCGGGAACCGGCGCTATCGCCGAATACGCCGAGTTGGGCAATTTCGGGGTTCGCGTGGTGATGAGCTACCAGCCGAACACGCTGGCGCAGCAGTTCACCGTCGATGTGCTGTATGGCACGGCGGTGATTCGCAACAACCACGCTGTTCAGGTGAACAGCTAAACAGGACGGCGGTTGGTGAGACAGGGGCAAGCTCCAGGCTTGCCCCACCTTCGAGGCGGAGACAAACCATGGATCTGAAAGTGTATTACCAGAAAATTCGAGAACTGGAGCGGAGCTTTAAGGACAGCTATCCAGTGGTCGTCAGCCACGAGACGCCGGAAGGCGGTGTCGCCGGGGTCAAGACGGAAGTGCCGGTGCATATCGCGGCCAAGATGATCGTCGAGGGACAGGCGCGGCTATCGAGCGAATCGGAAGCAACGGATTTCCTGGATCAGAAGGCCGAGGCCAAGCGGATCGCCGATCAGATACAGGCGTCGAAGCGAATGCAGGTGACGGTGGTATCGGAGAGCGATCTTCGAACCTTACGCGGCTCGAGGCCCAGCACAAAATCGTAACCGAGAGGCGCACTTATGCTCTTCACAGACAGCCCTGCCATTACGATCGAGAACCTGGCCAACTACGAAACGGGCATCCTCGACACGGCCGCCACGGAAGGGATCAACCTCACGGTCAAAATCTCTCTCGCGGTCAACGAAGTGGGATTGCAACTGCAGAGCCGGTTTCCACCGCTGGGTACCGCGAACAATGCGCCGAATTCGTGGCTCACGCTGGAGAACATCGTAGTCACGCCGGCCATGAAACTCTGGCTGATTTATCACACGCTGGAGCTCGTCTACAGGGACGCGTACTTCAGCCAGCTTAACGACCGGTATCAGGCGAAGTGGAGCGAGTATCAGAGTCTTTCCACAACGGCGGCGGGGCAACTGTTCCAGATTGGCGTGGGAACCGTGCCCGATCCGATTCCGCAGCCGGACCGGCCGGCGCTCAGCCTGGTTCCGGGAACGCTCGAGGCGGCGAAATATTTCGTCGAAGTCGGTTGGGTGAACTCGAGCGGAGAGGAAGGAGCGCCAAGCGAGATGGAAGGGCTGGACGTGCCAAGCGGCGATACGTTGCAGGTCCGGGCGATTAACGCGCCTGCTAACGCAGTCTCGTGGAATGTGTATGCGGGCGTCGCTCCGGACAGTTTGTACTTGCAGAATTCGATACCGCTGGCTCCCGGGGCAAGTTGGATCGCGTCGTCCTCTGGCCTGAACACGACCGGGCGGCAACCAGGCGACGGGCAGCAACCGGTTTATCTGAGTCCGACGCCTCGGATTCTACTTCGGGGGTGAGGAATGGCTAACGTCGGGACATTGGTAACAAAGACTCTGCTCCAGTTTCTACAGAGTCCGGGCGGCTTGAACGACAACCTGGGCGCGGTAGGGCAGCTCCTGGGCATCACGCTGCCTCCGATTGAAGCGAAGCAGCTCTACGCGCAGAATGTCGCGCAGGCGATTGTGGAACGCGCGCTGGATTTGAAGTATCCAGCACTGCTTGTGTACTGCGAGAAAATTTCCAACGATCTGCGCGAAAAGTTCCGCACGTTTTCCGGAAAGGCGGCGATGGTCATCGAGGTCCGTGTTTCGCAGGACCGGGTCGAGGGCTTGGAGGATCGGCTCCAGACGTACGTGGACGTAGCGACGCGGATTCTCGATCAGAATCGCGGAGATTGGGGCAATGGCGTATTTTACACGGGCGGATATCAGGCCGCCTTCGGGCCGATGGAGCACGGAGGCCGTAACTTCATCCAAACCGGAAAAATCACCTTCGAAGTGGCAGTGAGCATCGACTAACGGCGTCAAGCGAGAGAGGACATCCATGTCTTGTTACATCTCAACAAATGCAAACCGGTTTTACACGGCGATCGAAAGCGCTTACGGGCAGGTTCCGGCGATTACGGCTGCCAACCGGTTCGTGGCAGTAAAACTCACGACGAAGCAGGACCTCGAGAAGATCCAACGAAAGGACAAGACCGGTAGCCGTACGTTCCCCGGTTTTCCAGCCAGCCTGAGGCATGTGACCAGCTACGACGTGACGACCTATATGACAGGTTGGGACAATCCTGCGGATGGACCTCCTAGCTATACGCCGTTATTTCAGGCCAGCCTGGGCGCCGCCCCGCTCGTCTTCGCGGGAGGGATCGCCTCCGCCAATTCGACACAAGGATCGGTCGGGTTCAACGCTCCGCACGGGCTGGTTCCGAACCAGGCGGTGACCCACGGTGGCGAGATCCGGTTTGTCGCGGCGGTGGTCGACAGCCTGACCGTCCAGTTGAATGCTCCGCTATCGGTCACGCCATCAGCCGGAGACCCGATCGGGCCGACCATTACGTTTCTGCCGGCGACAGATATCCCGAGCGTGAGTCTTTTCGATTACTGGACGCCAGCTACCGCTTTGCAGCGAATTTTGGCAGGCGCGGCCGTAAACAAGCTACAGATCAACGTTAACGGGGACTTTCACCAATTTGTCTTTAGTGGGCCGGCGCAAGACCTGATCGACAACGCAAGCTTCACCAGCACGCAAGGAGGTCTTTCAGCCTACCCGGACGAGCCGGCGGCGGCGCCCTTCAACTATTCGATCATTCCCGGGAATCTGGGCCAAGTGTGGTTGGGGACCGGACCCAGCCGGTTCTATACGATAACGAGCGCATCGGTTTCACTCGACAACGGTGTCGACATGCGAGCGAAGGAATTCGGCAGCAGCCTGCCGCGGTGCTTCTCAGCGGGGACTCGCACGGTGCTCGCCGACTTCGAGTTGTACGAGCAAGACGACACACAGACACAGGCGCTTTATCAAGCCGCGCGACAGCAATCGCCGATCGAGGTGATGTTTCAGCTCGGCCAGCAACGCGGGCAGTTGTTCGGAGCACGGATGCAGGCCGTGGTACCGCAGGTTCCCGAGTTCGATGAGTCGGACGGGCGGTTGCGCTGGAAGTTCTCGAACGACCGGGCGCAAGGCACGGTAGACGACGAAATCACAGTGGCATTTGGATAAACGATGAAATACGAAAGCTGGCTGGAGAAGGAGTCGCAGACGGCGCCGGGTGTAACTTTTGTGCTGTCGAAGATGTCGTTCGGACGCCGGGTGGACCTGACACGGCGATTGCGAGAGATTGCGCAGCGGGTTGAATTTCTCGAGGCCGGCGACGCCGCGGAGAAGATCAGCGCGGCGTTGCTGACATGCGAGATCGACCGGCTGTACGTGACCTGGGGCCTGAAAGAGGTTCGGGGACTGGAACTCGACGGCGCCCCGGCGACGCCCGAAGCGCTCGCGGAGGCCGGGCCCGAGGAGTTGTTTCGCGAAGCCGTGACCGCGGTGAAAGCGGAATGCGGCCTTACGGACTCTGAAAGAAAAAACTGATCGTCGCCTTCCACTTTCAATTCTCAAGCCAGGCCGCGTGGAGGTGCGACAGTTGCAGGCAAGCCGGTCTGGAGATTAAGCGCCGCTGCGGATGGTTGCCGGCGGCTCTCGAAACACCACAGAAAGTAGTGTGGGGTCGAAAACGCATCTCGACCGACCAGTGTCCGACTTCGGCGATTTCGGCGCAGAGCCTGGCGTGGATCGAACAGTTTTACGTCTGGAAAAGACTGGGAGTGAATTATCCGGGGGAGCTGTCGGCACGGGAAATCGAAGCATTTTTGATTCTGGAGCAGGAGGCGCAAGCGGAGGTGAGCCATGGCCCAAAGTAGCTTAAACCAGATTGTGCTGGACACAGTCAGTCAACTGAACAGAAATACACAGACGGCTTCGAATCCCCAGGCGGCGGCCCAGAGCCTGCTGCCGCAATCGACGAACGATTTTTCCTCGGCGCTCACGCAGGCGACACAACAGATCGCGGGGCTGACGGCGTCGAACCAAAGTCTCGTGGATGTGATTAACAGCAATACCCAAGCCGTGCTGCAGAACTCGTCGGGACATGGCAGCGGCGGCGGAAGCACGGCGAGCACGCTGGGAAGCATCGCGGGAGCGGTCTTCGGCAGCGGGCTGGGACTAGTCCCGCTGATCTCTTCCATCGCCGGCTTGTTTGGTGGAGGCGGCTCCGACCCGGCTCCGACGCTCACCAAGTACGCGGCGCCGCCATCTTTGAATCTGAACCTGGCCGATACGCCGGGGGCCAACACGGGAATATCCAGCTTTCCCGCGGTTGCCTACGGACAGAATGGTCTGCCCCAGGCTGCGCCCCAGAGCCAGAATTCGACGACCTCGTCCTCGAGCCAACAGATTTCGATTCAGGTGAATGCGATGGACAGCCAGTCATTCATGGACCATAGCTACGAAATCGCGCAAGCGGTGCGGTCGGCGATGTTGAACATGAATTCTATCAATGACGTGGTGAGCGACCTCTAAGCTTATGGCGACCTTCCCAACCTTAAAGACCGGCGCGGTAATGCAGTATCCGGCGACTGCGAGAATCCGGTATTCGAGCCAGCTCCTCCAATTCGTAGACGGAACGGAGCAGCGCTACCGGGATTATCGGGCTCCACTGCATGTATGGGTCATCCGCCTTGATTTGCTTGATGAAGAAGAGATGACGTCCCTCGAAGAGTTTTTCATCGAACAGCAGGGGCAGTTCGGCAGCTTTGAGTTCGTAGATCCGAAGGACAACACGACCTATTCGGACTGCAGCTTGATGATTGACGACTTCGAATTCACGCTGAACGGGGAGAGGCGCGGCCGGACCTCGATGATGGTGAGGGAGAACAGGAGCTAGGATGCTTTACTTTCCGCAACTCTCGACAGGGTCGATCGGACAGTATCCGATTCAAAAGCGCCGGGCGATGAGAACCGTCGTCAACGAGGCAGCCGACGGCAGTCAATACAAGCTGGCGGATACTCGCGCGGAGAGCGTCGAATGGACTCTTAGCTTCCAGACACTCACCGACACCGAGCGAGACACAATTATCACGCTGTGGGACAACGTCGAAGGGCGGCTGGGGAGCTTCACTCTCCTCGATCCAACCGACAATCTGCTCTTGTGGAGCGAGGACCTGACGCAGACAGCGTGGACTCACAACTCTTTGTTGACTGTCACTTCGGGAGCGCCGGATCCAAACGGCGGAACGAGTGCGAGCCACATATCCAATACTGGTTCGGGCGCATCGCCAGTTCAGCAGATCATCAATGGGCCGGGCTGGTTTCGATATGCCTTCAGCATGCAGGCGAGAGGCGATCAAAGCCAGCAACTCACTCTGATCAGGTCAACCGCAACCGGCAGCCAATCGCGAAGTTTCAGTGTCGGCCCGACCTGGAAACCGCTGCTCCTCTCGGGCCAACTCGGCGGAACCGACGACTCGGTGACATTCGGGATTCAAGTCGAACCGGGAAATTCGGTCGATTTGTATGCCATCCAGGTGGAGGCGCAAATTGGGGCGTCGGGATACAAGATGACGACTTCGAGCGGCGGCGTCTACTCGCAGGCGCGATTCCTCGATGATGAGCTGGCCATGACAACTGACGGGCCCAATCAACACTCCTGCGTGATGCGCATTCACGCGCAAGTCTAGGAACCGAGCGATGGTCACGATTTTCCAAGAAAAAGAACAATCCGCAACCGAAACCCCGATTCTATTGTTCGACTGCACGCTGAGCAACGGAGACGTGGAGCATTGGAGCACACACAAGGTGGTGGTCGGCGGCAACACTTATCAGCCGAGGGTCCTGCAATACAACATCTTCCAGATGCAGACATCTTCGGATATGGGTGTGGACGCGATTCCGAAGATATCGGTCACTCTCGCTAACGCGGATTCGCACTTCTCGGAGATCGAGCGGTCGATCGGATGGAAGGGCGCGGGCGTCACAGTTTCATTTCTCTTTTATCAATTGAAGAGCGGAGTTCCGGATACGGACACGATGGTCCTGTTTCAGGGCATTGCGAATCCGCCGGATGAGATCCGCGAAGCCACGTTCAGGCTAACGGCGATCAACCGGATGAGCATGCAGCGGGTACTGCTGCCACCGGTTCGAATCGAGCGGCGATGTCCCTGGGAATTCCCCACGGACGTCGATGAACGGACCGAGGCGGTCACGGGGGGAACGGAGGGACTGTACTCACGTTTTTTCCGCTGCGGCTATTCTCCGGATATCTCTTTGGGTGCGGGGAATCTAAACGGATCGGCGCCGTTTACGTCATGCAGCCTTACGCGGAGCGACTGCGAGGCTCGCGGGATGTTTTCGCAGGACGGCTCCGGTAACCTTACACGGCGATTCGGCGGCATCGAGTTCGTACCTGCGAGCGTGCTGGTGCGCAGCTACGGAGAGAAGGGGTCGCACATTTCGGCAGTCGCCGACAACGAAGCTCGATACAACGACTTCGTGCCTCTCGTATACGGGACTGCGTGGCACACGCCTTTGATCGTGTTTTCACGGAACGATGGGAACCTGACTCGCATGGAAGTGCTGCTCTCGATGGGGCAAATCCAAGGGGTGGTCCAAGTTCTGGTGAACCAGATCGAGATTCCCCTTGGACAGGCCGGCGCCAACATGACGGGCACGGGTTGGTACAACGTCGTAAGCCCGGGGAACCGGACGGGAGCGTTCAATCTCGATTTCAGCGACAGTAGCGGGAATCCGCTGGGCGATCCGTATGGCAGCATGGCGTTCTTGTCGGTGGTGGTTCCGAATGCCATCAATGACGGGACTTCCCTGCCCTCGATCCAGGTCCTGATGCAGGGAATGATCCTGCCCGTCTACGCCCAGGACGCCTCGCTGACGGGACTGCAGTTTACGAACAATTCGGCTTGGGTCCTGATGGATGTGCTACGGCGCAGCGGATGGTCGATTACCGAGTTGGATGTGCCAAGCTTCGCTACAGCGGCGAGTTACTGCGATGAGGAAATTGACACGCAGGATCTTTACGGAAATCCAACAACCATTCCACGATTTCAGTGCAACCTGATCTTGAAGAGCAGGCGCACAGCGGCCGATGCGATACGGGGCATTCGAAATGGCGCGCGGCTTTATCTGACCTATGGCAACGGCGGATTACTCCAATTGCGGGTAGAGAACACGCTGGCGCTGCAACAACCGAACCAGTCCGATTCGACCAACAGCACTGTCGTCCTGAACGGGGGTTGGCCCGCTTATGAGTTCGGAGATGGATCTTCGGGGACGGGCGGCATCCTGCGGAAACCCAACGGGGAGCCCAACGTACGGCTGTATTCACGGAGTATCGCGGACACACCCAATCAGTTTTCGGTGGAGTTCCAGGATTCTTTTAACGAGTACCAGCAGGACAGCTTGTCAGTTGTGGACACGGCGGATGTGGCGCAGATCGGCCAGGAAGTGACCGGGCAGTTCAGCGTGCTGGGACTTCCCAACTACGATCAGGCTGCGCGAATCCTGAAGTTCAATCTGGACCGATCGATTCAAGGGAACACGTATGTGGAATTCCAAACCAGCGTTCGCGCCGTCGGGCTTCAACCTGGCGATTTGATCGCCTTCACCTATTTGAAAGAGGGCTTCATACGGCAGCCGTTCCGGGTGATCGGCATCACTCCATCCACAAACTTCCGAACCGCTGTTATCACTGCGCAGATTCATGATGACACTTGGTACATCGATACCAATGGGCAGACGCCCGGAAGCGGAAGGAGACAGGCAGACTCCAGCTTGGGATTGCCGCGGCCCCTGATAGGAACGGTCGTCGACAGCAATGGGATCGTTCAATTTGGGATTACGGAATCATCAGATAGCGATACGGATGGGGGACTCACGGTTGAGGCGAACGTATCGTTTTTCATGCCGCCGATACCGTCAGCCAGTGCGGCTGGAATTCCGCTGGTCGATTTCGCGCCGACGCTCGGAACGGGCGGCACATTGGCCGGGGGACAGACGCTGTATTACGCATTTAGCGCGGTGGACGCGGCCGGGAACGAGAGCGCACTATCGTTTGTGGTTCCAGCCTCGATTCCCAGCGGTGGGAACGTCAACACCGTGACGATCGACGAGCTGAGCTTTTCAAGCACAACAACCGGATTCAACGTCTACCGAGGGCCCAACCCGTCGGAATTATTCCGGATCGCGTCAAATCAGGCAGTCGCGGCGCAGTTTCTCGATACAGGTGTCAGCGAGCAGTTAGCCTCCCCTCCGGATCCGAACTACGACCATGCCAATTTCTATTGGAGGCTCGAGTTGCAGCCGGAATACGTAGCTACCATACACTCCGCAACGACGATCGGGAACAACACGCTGGAGATGGTGCTGAACGATAACCGCGGCGCGGTCGTAAGGATCACCCGCGGCCGGGGCGAGGGACAGGAGCGGGCAGTGCAATCCAATACGGCGACGACATTGACGCTAACGTCGGCGTGGGATATGCAACCCGACACAACCAGCTACTTCACGATCGCAGAGTCGAGCTGGCGCTTCGGAGCAACGAGCCGCACGAGTCCGGTGCAATTTGAGATTCCGAATCGGACGGGAGCTACGGTGCAGATTTCGGGCCGATCAGCGAATGCTAACGATCAGGAATCGCCCGCCGAGTTGGCAACGGTGACGAGGTGGCTAATCGACGGCGCAGGAACAGGAGGAGTGGATACGGATGTTCCCACCACGCCGATATTCGGCATCCGGTTGATTGCGAACCGTGGCGGGTATATTCAGGTCGGCGGTATCGGGTTCACAGATCCGACGAACATCGAGACGATCAGCTCGGCAACCTTCACCATTTACTATTTCGATGAGACGGGTGGACAGCCGCAGACCCTGCTGGCCGCAGATATCGCGGCTGGCGATCAAACGATAAGCCTCTCGGTGGCCGGAACGTCGGCTCCAGGGTCGTACATTCAGATTGAATCCGAAGTGATGCAGGTCGCGGCGTCGTTGAACGGCGGCACGCAATACGGGGTGATTCGCGCGATTGATGGAACTACGGCTGTGGCACATAGCGGTACGACGCCGATTTATCCATTGCAGCCCAAAGTAGCGATTGGCTCATTCGCGCCTAACTTCTTCGGAAGTCCGGCCGGAGGCGGATGGGGAATGCCTGTGCTACTGCCGGACGCCCGCGTGGCTTGCGCCGAATTGTTTGTTACCAATTCGCGCGGGAATAGTCCGATAGGGGTTGCGGCGGTTACGCAAACCATCGACGGGGGACTTCGAACACTTTCCGGGGGGCAGTATTCGATGGAGGTGGATGGCTTTCTGGCGATTCAGAACGGCGCGGCTCCGGATCTGTTGATCGACGCCACTCACTCGGTGCGCGACGTTTATGCCGTCGTCAGGCAGGCGCCCAGTGATTCCACCGGACTTGTCAATTCACCAATTGAAATTCGGCTCAATCAAGCTCTTCCCGGTCAGAGCCCGGCGGTCTATTGCACGTTGACCATTCCGTCGACAACGCCAACGCCGACCACAAGCTCGCTACCGCAAGAGGGATTCTTACTTCCACCCCTCGTCGCCGGGGCGATCGTCAGCATGGACATCACCTCAGTAGGCGCCACGAATCCGGGTTCGGATTTGACGGTCATCATCCGGTTATAGGAATGTCGGAGACTCTGCAGAAACTGCGTCCCGATCGCGACTTGCAGTGTTTTTACCTCACTCCATCCGCGATTGCGGCTTTAAGCCAATCCAGCCCGACGGGATTCACGGTATCCGGTTCATGGAGGCAGCAGTTCGATTGGGCAGTAATTGAATGGAACCGCGACAACACGTTCGAGCACCCACTCTTGCGGAACCTGCCGGACCGCGATCTCAGCGGACTGCAACTCTCGTATGAGGAAACGCGTTCGAATTGCATTCCCCTGGACTCCAGCTTGTTTCCGACCGTCGATTGGCCGACACTTCGTGTGTGGGACGACTCCACGGACGCCGAAAAGATCTACGCGGTCCCACTGGCGCCACGAGCTACAGCGATTGAGGGGAGCTATGCTCCCGCGTCGGCAACCTTCACCTTACAGGGCAGTGTGACGGCCCGCGATTACGTCGAAGTGGCATGGCTCGATGAACACTACACCTATCAGATGGTCGCGGGCGATACGCTGGAGTCCGCCGTGCAAGTGCTCGCGAATGCTATTAACGCGGGGGTCACAAGCGGTGGCTCACCGACGATGTCCGCGACTGCGACTGGGGCACAGCTCACGATCATGTATCTGGGGACGACTTCAACAGGCACTCGGCAAATCGAAGCGGACAGCACGACCGGCGCGAATGGAAATCGCGTCGGAGTCTATGCGAATGTCAGCGGCGCGGCGACGGAAACCTGGTCTCCTACATGGCAGCACTTGAGCGGAGGGATCTCACCCTCGAAATGGCGGGTGGCGCTTGACTTCAGCTCGCTGACTGGATGGTTGATCACCGATGTGACCAAAACCATTGTGCCGGTACCGGCCACGTCGGTGCGGAAATTGCGATGGACTTACTCGGCGGATTTTCAGATCGGCGTCTATGAGCGGAGCGAGTTTCAAGTTACTGTTTCTAACTGGACGGTTTCAGGGACCGGGCTGACTTATCAAGTGCCTGGCAGCCAGAGCCGGCGCGTGGAGGACGATTCGCCGGATATTGTGTACGGCGGGGCCTGGGCCCAATGGCCGCTCGGAAATTATTCGGGCGGGTCGATCCGCTACACAACGACTCCGACTGCGTCCGTTTCGTACACATACACGGCAGCCCAAGCGCACAGTCTGTATCTCGGAACATGGAGAACCGACCAAGCTTCCCCCGTCTCGATCGTGATCGACGGCGTGACGATCCGCACCGAACCGCTGTTTCTGTTTGGAGAGGATGTGCTGGTCCGAATTCTGCTGGCTGAACTCGCCGGCGGAGCTTCGCATACGGTGACGATCACGCAAGCGGGATCGACCGGCAACTTCTTCTTTTTCGATTTCTTCGAGATCGTCGTGCCGACGGAAAACCTTCCCGCGATTGCGCCGGACCCGCAATTGACGTTGGCGACCGACTGGGACACCTACCATTCGCAGGCGCTCGCACCGGAGCGGACGGCGTGGATGATTAATACGCTAGGCTTTACGGGCCGCGCCAATCACTATGCAGGGGCGCTGTGGTTTTACGAATTGGTTCCAAACGGTTTTGGATTCGCCTCCGGAACGGTTACATTCTCCGGCACGCCGATCTTCAGCGAAGCCATTGAGATCGCGATCGGATTGCCGGGCGCGACCACCACGGTCCGGCACCAGATCCTGATTGGCGATACGCCGGAAAGCCTGGCCAAAGCATTCGAACTACTCGTCAACAACGGTTTTACAGGTATCCGCGCGGAATCGAGCGGAGCGGTCCTAACCGTTTACGATCGCGCGATTGGTTCGAGCGGAAATTCCATTACGCTTGCGGCTGATATCGACCCTACATCTCGTCAGGCCGGGCCGGAGACTCTGGAAACCACGACCAGCGGCGGCGCATTCTCAGGGGGCGCCGATGGCACGTGGGTTACCGACCTGGTCGCTACTCCGAGAATGAACCGGGCCGCCCGCGATTGGAGCCGGGCCTACTTTTCAGCCTTGAAATCCTACGGAATCGATGTCGCAGCAGCATTCAGCATGGAACTCGGAAATGGCAATCCGGACGCGTCGACCGGAATTGCGCAGCGTTACAACGACGGCGACCCAGTCCAGTTAAACACGCCGGCGCTGCAGACGAATTTTTCACCTACGAGCCTGGCGTTCTGGAAGCAGGTTTATCTGGATATGGCCAACTTGATGAACGACGCCAACTGCGTCCCGTACCTGCAATTCGGCGAGGTGCAGTGGTGGTACTTTACCCACGACTGGAATCTGTCAGTGCCCGGTTTTCCGCCGCGAGAACATGACAGCATGCCGCTGTACGACGACTATACGACGTCTACGTTCAGCGCAACTTACGGCCGTCCGATGCACGTTTTCGCAAGCACAAGCGAAGATCCGTCGCTCTATTCCGACGAGTCTCAATTCCTGCCGGGACTGATCGGAGCATTCACGACCCAGATTATGAGTTTCGTGCGGACGACCTATCCCGACGCCCGGTTCGAGGCGCTCTACCCGCCGGATACCAACAATTCCCCAGTGGCGCGGGTCGTCAATTTGCCTGCCCAATGGACGCCCTCCACGCTGGCCTGCCTTAAAACGGAAAACTTCACATTTACGGGCGACCGCGACATGAATGCAGCGACAAATTCGATTTTGTTACCGATGCAACTCGGATTTCCTCCAAAGCAGGCGAGCCATCTGATCGGAATCGGAGACTACACCACGCCATGGCTCAAAGAAGTTCGCGGCGCGAAGGGACAGGGAGTGGAATCGGTCGTGCTGTTCGCGCTCGACCAGTTCTGTCTGATCGGATATCCGGCGCCTCTCAAACGTTCCCACCGGCGCAGCCTGTTCATGTCTCAATAG